ATTAGCGTGCTAGTGTTGAACCGTAACACCTGTCTCGACGTGACGATAACTAGCTCTCGATCCCCATTGAGTAACTCAAAGTCCTCAATAGCCATCACCTCAGCTGATCCAGGTACAGTCGCTGCAACCAACTCAAAGTAACCTGAGCGTTTAAACGCACGCCCATCTCGAATGAACATGTTCTCGATGACGGTAGCGTAGCTTGGGTTGATCTGAGTTGATGGATCTTCCACGTTTAACCCAAGTAAAGGATATGGGGAAGTAGCAGCGATAGCATTAGCTGAACCAACCCTCATTAAGGTGCATACCTCATAGCTACCCAATAAGCGTTGAGAATGTTAAAAGTTGACTTTGTAATCGTAATGACATTGACTACACGCTTGATCTTACATGCTTCCACGTTACTTACATGCCGAGGAACCCGATACGATTTTTCTGTCGCTTCCAAACCTAAAGGGGACATTGTATGGAGCATCACACCGTTGGTTGCCTCAAAGACAATGTGGAACCAACGAGTGAGATAGCCAGGATCAACAGTAACACCCGTACCAGCGTTGAAATCTGTAATGTCACTTCCTGAGAACTTTCCCTCCTTGGAGCGAGTACCTGTTTCTACCCAAGCATCACCAGCCCAATGATAGAAGGTATCGTCATCTTCATCTATCCACAGCCTTCCATCATCAGCTGTTGAAACAAGAGCTGTCACCACAGGGCCAGGTCTATTAGTAGGAGCAGTTGCCTCATAGTAAGCCTTAGCTGATCCTTCTAAATGCTCACCTCCTTCACCAGGTGGAGCATCTGCATCAAGTTTTTCATGCTCCTTATTCATCCGTATAGCTATCCCCTTACGGAGATCACGGATCTCATCTGCACCATCCGCCCGAGGTTCGGTTGTAATAGGAGCATTCTCATTCCAACCTATCCCATCACCTAAAGCCATTTAACTGCTCCTATCCTAAAAGTTAAAGCTAAAGCTAAAGCTAAAGCTAGTATCCACGAGAGTAACCAGGGGTAGTTTGAACGAATGGATCAATCCAGTAATCAACTGGCACAGGTCGACCACGTCCACGAGGTTCTGCCATCATCTCTACTGCAGGTGATCGATCAGCCGATATAGCATCTCTAAGATGAATCGCATAGTCAATAAGCCATTCTTTAGCATCATCATGCTGCTGGATGGACTTAAACAATCGATACGTGGTGTAAGCTATTACGGCTTCATCGGCCTGAGTAATGAGAAGAATACCCGCGTCGTTTGCTAGTGCTGGATGTAATCTATAGTAAGTATAGTCAACGGGATAAGCTGAATCGGGGGGTGGAACAACAGTGAGGGTTGTCCCAGCTAGAAACCCAAATCTGGGCTTTTGATTTGTCCAAGCTGTGAAATCAGGGTATCGTGTCTTTAGTTGAGTTTTGTTTAGTAATGTGAGACGATATGAGTTTAAACCATCGAGCACTAGAACAACAGTTAGACGACGCATGTCACTAGCAAGTGCAAGAGTTGTCTGTCCAATAGTAAACGTAGCGGTAGCAGCAACCTGAAGGTCGCTCCAAAGGTGCTCCATTGAGACCTTTTTGACTGCACTATTGATAAGCGTGTTGATTAGGGTCGATTTGTCAGTACGAGCCGTGTTATCCTCAACAGCCGTTCTAATGTCTGCTCGGGTAGTGATGGTTTTTAACTCCTATTTTAGAATGGGAAGTCACAGATGATCGTGAAGGCGGACTCATCGATGACGTAACCTACGACAACGTCGGTAACGAGAGCGGAGACGTCAAGTTCTCCATCAATTCCAGCACCAGTTTCAGTGATTGCTAGTCCATCGTTTGCACCAACGTTAAGAGCGGTAGCGATGAGTGTTGCATGACCCTTAATCTGGACCCAACAACGATCTCCGTCTGCAGGAATAGCAAGGAAGATACCAGCAGCTGTGCCGTATCCATCAGTGCGATCCATCGTGACGGTATGAACGTCGTAACCCGTCGCAGCAGGATCGCCACTAACTCCAAAGTAATACGCTGCAAAACCTACGACTGCAGCAACGCTGCCAGCACCATTGTTAAAGATGACGCACTTATAGCACTTCATCCCAACAGAATCAGCTTCCCAACGAATGTCACCGGGCTTATCACCAATCAGGTCACCTTCAGTAGATGTCCAGGTATCAGTGAGTGCAGTTTCAAACATCACCTTAGTCGGCATTGTAGAAACTCCTTAAGGATTAGTTGTGGATATTTCAAAGTTTGAAAACTTTACCCGCTATATATCAGGCGTATTCGAGTCTTCCATTGCGGCGGAGCTGAGTACCAATCAGGTTCGCAGCACTTATGATCTGAGCTGCTCGATCGAACTCAAACGCCTGTGGCTTCCAGTCAGTCATGTCAAACCAAAGCTGAGGATCATATACAACCTCAATGAAGTCAGTGTTGAGCATGATGACATTATTAGTTGTAACGCTAGCATCCCAGATCAGCGGTTTACCCTTAAAGCGGAGTACCTCAAATCCGAGGTCAGCTAGCCTGGTAGTTTCATCCTTGATGATCTGTGAGATGTCGATAGCGAATGTCTCATAGATCTCAAAGATTGCCTGAGTCATCAATATCAGGTTTGGTGGAGCCTGGTTGTTGTGTAGGCCATTGTAAAGCTGCTTGAGGTCATCGAGCAAGTCTACGTCGATGGTGGCAAGAGTACCATTGAGATACTTCCCTCCCCACCAAGTATTACCACCATCAGCGGTCTCTACGTCACCAGCTGTATAACTCGAAGGACGTGCGATATTGCCATACGTACCAGTAGTACGGTCCGCAATCAGTGGAATGAGGTCGTTGATGCCCTGCATGTCAATCGCAGTTTCGGACGTCGCAAACGCATTCCAGAGGTTAGCCTGAAACTTCTGCTCAAGTCCATCACGAGCGGCTGTTATGCGGACACCAACATAGTCCTTGATCTTGCTCGGACCAGCATTCTTTTGGTCATCAAACACAGAACGCTGGATGTTCGCCGCGGTGTATTTCCATTGCCAGAGAGCCATCGTCTCTAGCTTGGGCTCACCTGGTGTTATCACGCTGCCTTTCTGTACCTGAACAGCGGTGATTTCACCATGTCGAATCGTACGAGTGATGATCTCACCACCGACTTGCTCGGTGAATGCACCAGCACCCATTAGAGCGTTCCAGGTTACGGTAGCAGCGAGGATATTGTCGATAGCTTCCTCTCTTATCTCATACCACGTCGTGACGAAGGCGTCATCTAAGGTACGGGTGTACGTGGGTAGCGTTGTCATGATCGGCTACCTACCTTTCTTATAGGGTTTTGAGGAATCACCGAAGAAACTCCTTTTGAGTTGGTGCTCCACGAGCATTTAATCTCCTAAGCTTTTCAGCCAAGAGTTTTCTTTGGACTAAATCTTCCTCCGACACTTTTCCTCCAACTGTAGAAAAGAATTTTAATATAATCTCTGAATGCTCAAACTTTGTTATAAGATAAGATTGGATAGCCTCAATAATTATCACTGCTCTATGGGCACCAAAATGTATTCCATAAGCTGCTTTTCTGTTACCTTCAGTCCGATAAAACTTAACTTCACCACCAGTCAACTCGGCAACTCTTTCCATAGTAGGAAGATGTGTATTTACAATCTTAAGATAAACTGATAAATAATCTTTAGACTTAACAAGACTCATACAACCTTCACCATCTATAAATCCAGCCAGCCAAGCTAACTCCGTTGAAGAACATGACTCTATAGCTCTCCTCGTAGATATAGTACTTGTGCTACCATTCCTCGTATTATAAAACTTTGGATGTCTGCACTCATGTACAAAAGTCATCTCTCTATTCCTCTACGAATTCAAGGTTTTCGAGGGCATTCGCAAGAACATCTTGGAAACCTCTACGCCCACGTGTTTTTGTGGTATCGAATTGTTTTGTCACCCCAGTCGCTCTACGTCGAGGAGTGGGTGTCGGACGTTCACTCTCTGTAGATTCCTCAGCTATCCTAAGATCACCAGCTTGTGACTTAGCAAGGATATAGAGTTCCATTACTGATAGTCCCCCATGAACTCTCGCTAACTGAGACATAGCCTTATTATACTTAGGAAGATCCTTAAACTTTTTTGCAACTGTTTTGATCTGTGAGTTAACGGCCTCTTTTTGGTAGGTTCCAGCTATGTTCTTGAGGGCATTGACTTCGTCGGTGAGAGGTTTAAGCTGAGAACGGATGTCAGTTCGTAGAGCTTTAAGAACCTTCTTGAGGTCATCGTCAAGTTCATCAGCTACCTCATCAACTGCATCAGTCTCTTCTTCGGTTTCTGTGTCAGCTGAGCCACTTTCTCCATCAAGCACAACCTTAGTTTTCGTTCCTGCACGTCGAGCGGTCAAAATCGCTTGGATGTCAGTATCTCCAACTAGTGCTGTGAGAAAGTCAACTCCTCCAAAAGCATCAAGAATCTGCTGGGCACCTGAATCACCCTTTACCTTACCTTTTGCTTTTACTGATTCTGTGTCCGTACCTTTAGTTTCCTCTTCAACTTCATCAACCTCATCAACCTCTTCCTCAGCATTAGAGTCTTCGAGTTCGACTTCAGGTACTCTTTTAGGATTAAGTGTTCGAGATATTATTCGTACTTTAGTTTTAGCTGGCATTTGTTATATCCTTTGGTACTGGTTTAGAGGACGATTTAGGAATATCTGTTTTCATGTTTTTATCTGTCTCTACTTTTACCACTGGTTTCTCTTTTCCATAGTCTAGATTGTCACGTGATAGAATCTTTATTGTACTGCGACGACGTTGAACTTTAGCATATTCAACGTGGAGAACTCGATTAAGTTTCTGTATATCTCGTCGACTTATAACACCAATAAACTCTGCTTCCCAACGCTTACCTCCAATGAGTGTTAATGTGATCTTCTTTTGATGATTACTACCTGATTTAGAATCTATCACTGTTTCTGTTGCCGACTCTGTCATAATAGTGCTCCACTAGATACTCCATTTTTCTTACAATAGTCTTGAAGCTCTTTCTTTGAATAAAACGTTTGACCATTCTCTGATGCGTGCTCAAGAAATAACCCATCTTTAGGCCACTGGAGCACGACTGCCTCCTGCACGGGAGCCTTGACCATTACCCCCTTGCCCAAGCAATAATTGTCCAAGGTTCGGCAACTGGGAACCTCTAACTCCACCCGCTCCACCTCTGTTAGCTTGTCCACCTCCTGGGCGGTTAAGGCTTTGCGGCTCAACCAATCCTCCTGCGAGCCGCATAGCACGCATTGCATCCGATATATCGGCATGACTTATCATCTCAATTCTTTAAGTTTCTGTCTTAGAACTTCTCTTTCTCTTTGAACATCGCTAGACCAGCAAGCCAAGCTAGTTCAGTATCACAGAGTTTTAACATCGAAGTAGCTGTTTCTGAGTGTTTTCTTCTACTCATCTAGTTGCTCCAGCCCCACCTTGAGTTAATAACTGACTTAAATCTGGAAGTCTATTCTGACCATTTCCAGCTGGACCTCCTTGTCCTTGCTGACGTTGTCCACCTCCCCCTTGACTAAGACTCCTTGGATCAGTTAACCCCCCAGCTAATCTCATAGCTCTCATAGCTTGTTGGATCTCAGAATTGAACAACCTTCCAAACGCAGGGTCATTATATTGATCAGATATGTATTGTCTGAGTGCTACAGGATCGATAGATGGGTCTTGTGAAAGGAAGCTATAGAGCTGGAGGCCTTCTATACGACGCTGTCGGAGCTCAGAATCATCAGTGAAGATAACGTCGTATGAGTAACGAGACTTGAGAGATGGACCAGTTATCTGTACCCACTCACTTGCCTGTGTCTCACCCATCACTTCAATGTGGCGGGGGAGTGTCCAGTGTTGGAAGATTATTCCATTTATGATTCCAATGGTGTCCTGGTAGAATCGCTGGACAGCTTTTCCACGGCGAGATAGACGTCTAGCTGATGAGTTATCAACAATCTTTGCCTCTGTAGCTGTACGACGTCCACCAGCGAATTCGCCGAGCTGGTTGCGAGAAAAACCTATCTGTTCACGTACGTTGCGTCGGAGGTGTTCTTCTTCGAGGATCAGTGTCTGGTCAACACTTGTTTTAATCTCCATCACCGCTTCTTTGAGGCGTCCAGTCATCCCTTGCTTTATCTTAGCAGCTGCACCTACTTCGGGCGATAGAAGCTTTTGGATCTCCTCTTCATCAATGATATCTTCATCGTATAAAAACTTCAGTACCGCTAACCTTCTGATCTTCGTCCTCTGGACCGCCAGATCGCTAATCTCCATCTGCATACTCTGAAGATAATAAGCGTCGGAAGTTGTCCAGAACGCACGACTCTTAGGTGTGAACGAAAGAGATGCGAATGGAAGGACGTTATCAATTTGGAGAGCGTTGATGTCATTACGCAGGAACTTAGGGTAGTCAGGTGATACGACGAGAATCTTTCCTGTACGACGATCATGTATCTCGTAAAGCTCAACGAACTCAACGGTACGAGAACCACGAGAGGTAAAACGAGGTCGATTCCTGCGTGCTAGAGAACGATCACTGGTGCCCGATGACGGTCGCCACATCCTAATCGTAGCTTTATAAGAACCTACGAAATCCTCCATTGATAACGTCGGAGAGATTCTATTTACGTTTGAGTACTTTGGATCGTTTTGAAGATCATCAATCTGTCGAACGAATCGATGAGCAATCCAGGGAGTTGAAGATAATCGGTGAGTTCCCCAGGGTACAACAATGTCACGAGGGTCGACGGCTGTTACCCAGGGCATACCTGGTGAAACAGTGCTATCATGTTCAATTCGTCTCTTACCTTGTTTATCAAGCTGGGATAAAGTGAAACCTAGTCGCAGGGCTCCCCCCACGTCTAGTTTGGGGTCATAACCGAACTCAGAATCATAACCCACCTTCATGATACCCACACCAAATAGATAGGCGTGAAGTTCAGCGGTATCAACTTGATCGGCGATTTCTAACTCACGGAGTAACACGTTATCGAGGGCTTCAACGTATGGGGCACGGGGTACAGCTTCGGGACGCTCAGGCTTAACAATCACAGCTGGTTGAGGCACACTGAGAGATGATAGCAAAGCGTCTCCTGTGGACATTATGACATTAGGACCATCGTTAGCCATTGAAGCGTGAACATTGTAGTACATCGCTTCCAATGCACCCCAAGCTGTTTCAACACCAAACTTACGGCGATAGTCTAGACCGCTCCCAATCTCCTCTGTCCATTCATGTGGCTTAAAATCACGAAAGGCCATAGTGAGAACCTATCTTTATCTTATTGTACCCACTTAATTGCATCACGGCAACTAATAGGAGCAAGGGGGTCAGAGAAACTAGATGAATTCATAGGATCAAAGATGAGTGATCTGCGTCCTCCTGCTTGATTGTTGTGTCTAGCTCGCAGCTCAGCTATTGCAGCATCAAGTGATAAGGGACTAGCTAGATCTAACTTACGCTTAATCTCCCTAGAACTTTTCGTACGCCTCCACAACTGAGTCTGCATAGCGAGGCAATCGATGAGATCATCATGAGCACCTCTTGGGAACGATAAGAACTCAGTTAATAGCTCACGCATGTGCGGGCGAATGTATATTGCACCAGATGCAGCTATGGGGTGAAGTCCCATGATGTGAGTCTCTTTGGACTTCCTACCTGTCCGCTTGATAGGAGTGAGGAGGAAAAACTGCTCTTGTTGCCTCATTAACTCCTTTAACCAATAATCAAGTGAGCGTTGATAAGCTACGTCCTCATAACCAACAATAATTGGTCGATATGTTCGAACATGATGGAATAGTGCTGCCGCATGATCTCCTGGTGAGCATCGCTCCCGAAAGTAGTCTATAACGTAGATATCGCCTGTCACTAGATCCTTACCAGCGGTCATAACAACACTATAATCTAGCTGATCATTACGTGATGTTGACAACTGAGGGTCAGTGGCGGGGTCTATGGTTGTATATACTTCGAGGCCGTGACGAGGTGGAAGTGATTCATACTCCTTGAACCAATCCTGCTTGAATAGCATGTCACCAACAGCTACAGGACGGTTTAGCATTAGTGTGCTGAAAAAGTATGGGCCCAAAGAGGCTTCATATTGGTCAAGTACGTCCTGAGAGAACCGTTCAGGATAAGTGATTCTACCACGGGGGTCAGAGTTACCTTCATCGTCCTCACGACATGAACGTTCAATTGTGTGATAGTGTTGTTCTTTCTCTGTGATATGGGACATTAGGTCGTGCTCATACCAGCGAGTACCAACAACTAATATCTCATCGTCTTTCACGTTAGTGAGGAGTGGGAGTGCAAGGGAATGCCACATTATTGCTTTACGGACATCATCGTGGGAGGGTGCTAGCGTTTCACTACCTAGCTCGTCAAAGTCCGGTGCTACTGTGTCGTCTTCGATGATGATGTTATAGTGGCGAGAGGTTGGTTGACCCCGGACGCCAATGCATTCGAAGGTTGACTCAGGGTACGACTTCGAGCGGTTGAGACAAAGTGATGTCGCACGCCATACGGAGTGCGGTCCAGGTAAGACATCCGGGTACAATGCTCTAAGAAGCTGATTTCTTTCAAAGGTATCCCTAATCTCACCAAGCTTCTTTTGAGCGTTTTCCTGGTTATTTTGGGCGAGGAGAATTCGAATGTTCGGGTCATGAACAGCTCTCCAGATAGCATATGCAATGGTACAAACTGTTGTTTTAAGCCATCCACGGGGTAGCACGAACTTCTTACGCTTTTTAGAGTGGTCCTCAAGTAACTTACACACGGCACCGTGTGGGTCTGGCACTAACCAATCGTACTTGAGGATACCTTTTGCGAAAAAGTAGAGGGATCGCTTTGCTTCAGCTCTAATCATATCGAGGTCGAGGTCGGATAGAGAAGAAGCATCGGTCGGGATGGTTTGAGTCTGAGTGATCACAGCTATTTAATCCGTGTCCCTATACCTCTTTTAGCCCTCTTGAAGGCTTTCTTGAGCAAGCGTGTACGCTCATCTATCCTAGCTTTGAGGACATTATCGTCCCTTATCGCATTAGGATTCGGTGGAGATGATATAGTATCAAGCTTTTTCAATAATTGAAACCTTTATCGAGGCCTAGGACGTTTCGGTTTCGGACGCTTAGGACGTGGATGACTAGGCATTTTTCTTACGACTCCGTTTCCTAGCGTGTTTCATAGCGTGAGCAGCATTGCGAATGCGAGCACTAGCTTTAGCGTTAGCAGCACTGCTCGCTCTCGCAACAGTAACGCCAGTTGACTTCTCTATGATTCGCTTACCTCTAGTTTTAACTGGCATGATTTTCTCTCCCTACGTTAAGCTGCACCCTTCATTAAACCTAGATTAACGAGAACTGTCCGCATCTCGTTAACTAGATCAATCATCGAATCTCGATTCGCAGCAGTATCATAGGCACCCGCGGTAGCTCCAGTACCCCCAGCAGGTGCCGCCGCTTGATTGGCGTCAGCAGCTTGTGCTATAGGAGTAACCCCATGGAATCCAATCGTCTTTGTTATACCATCACTGAGAACTACAGCGTTAGCCTTTGGTCCCTTAAGTTTTTTCACAATTCCAGCTGTTGAGGTCATTCGATTACTCCTTACTTACCTGGCTTTCATGGGCAAAGTTTCCTCCACCCATCTGAAGTAGTCTAATTTGAAGAAACAAATTCTCTCTAATTTTATCTATCTCTCCATCTAAATTTCTACCCCTAATCAAAGCTATAGTTGCTCCAAAAGATATCATTAAATCTGCATGCTTCGCTTTTGTAATCAGATATGGACGAATAGATAGAATTAACTCTAAGGCGTTTCGGCCATGTAACACTAAATGATATTGAACTCTATTGGTACCTGGACGATCCCTTACACGATCTTCATAGCCAATGAGTCTAGAAACATGATTGACGGTTTCTTCATCCGCCATATTCAACATCACACGCATGCTGAATGTCTTGTTCTTCTCGCGAATTATGACAAAGGCACCCTCTCCATCTAAAAGTCCTGCAAGCCAAGCAAGATCGAGCGGTGAACACTTCTTAAGTGCTCGCTTTGTTGTATCAGGAGACTTTTTAGAGAGGTATGAACTTGGATTATACACTGTCTCTACTTTCCAGGTTCACGCGGAACTTTGTGTTTGGGTCTACCTATGTCGCTCCCTGGCACAGAAGAAGGCCTTTTAATGAACATTCCCCTATCAGTCTTGGGTGGAACCGGTTGTGGGGCTGTCGGCTGTTGAGTTACTACCTTCGGCATCGTCTAGCTCCTTGCTCTCACTGAGAGCGGTTACGAGAAGTTTTACATCCGCTGATTCAATGTTTACAGTGATTGAGGATCCACCGGATGTTTCACGGCCCTCAACCTTACCAAGTGCTCTATCGAGAATTGACCCAGAAGCTCTTAACTTTACTGAGTCATCATCAGCATCTTCAAGAAGATCAACCTGTGTCTGAGCTGCTTTTTCAGCGTTCTCTTCAAGTATCATACGTGCCTTTGAAGCGAATGCGTCAGCATCGTGCTGAATAGTACCATTGTTTTGAGCTATCGTTAACCGCTGAATCTCTGCTCGCACGAGGGGCGAACGTAGCACAATACCAACTGTTTGATATGAACAATCTAATACCTTAGCGATAGCGACGTTTGATAGGCCAGAAACGTGTAGGTGTACGATTTTGAAGTGGCGGGGTAACATCTGTTGGATTTGATGCTTTGTGCCACCGCCCATAGCGACTGAGGGGAATGGGGTGTCTATTCGTTCGCGTTCTACTCGTTCAGGTTTCATATTATTATCCAATTACTATTTACCATTTACCATCCAGATGGAGGTTCTACTTGTCCAAAGTAACTTGCCGTCATATAACCAGACCCTCCCTTTTCAACAAGATCAACAAACCAACCCCTTAAAAAGTAAGCTTGAAGATCACCAAGATTTCTAGCAGATAGTGAGACACCTGCTCCCCCATATATGACTACCTCTGCATACCTTGTGTTTGCGAATGAGGTAGCAGAGGGATGTCCAAGTAAACATTCATTAACACCAAGATTACCTGCTCCAACTGATCCAGCAGAGATAATGACGTTGCTGAGGCGGATATCAAATGCCGCCCCAGTCGTCCCCGTGGGAGAGATCACACTAACAATAAGCCAGTCGCCCTGGTCGAAGTCTGTTCCCTCGATAGCATCCGCTGCAGCTCCAGGGGAAATCGTTGCCCTAAGTGCTCCTAGTGCAGTACCAATGATGGTAGTAATCTCTATCCTATTCGCAAGGGATGTTTGAAAGTTATATATTCTACTACCCGAGCTACTCTCAGCAGTCGGATACTTCATTACTAAGAAGATGAAAAGTGGTGTATCAGCCGCGATTGATATACTAGGAGTGTCAGCTGGTAGGTTCTCGATTACATCATCAACACCATCATATGTGACTACTTCTCGATCAAAAACTCCTACATCAGCTACCATAGTCGGTTTAGCTGCACCTGAGGGGGAGTCCATCACAAACGAACTACCCTCCTGACTGGTCCAGGAGTCAATTACGTCACCGGTACGAATGATTCCACGCTTAGCGGTCCACCAACCCACAAGACCAGGAATCTGAGTCGGATTACTAATGGACATCAAAAGACCGATAAGAATGTAAATGAGATAACATCTCATGGGAACCATTTACCAACCGCTGGGAGGTTCTACTTGTCCAAAGTAGCTCGCAGCCATATAACCACCACTGCCAGTACAGAAGGAACGTGATCGTCCAGTTGCAGCAACAACAGGTGGATCAGCTACAACAATAGGTACACCATTCGTAGCAGGAACAATAACGTTCTGTGACCTGTCAATCGGAGGTAAAACGTTCATGAGTGCATCAAGATGAAGTAGGTTGGGGTGAATAAGATGTCCACAGCCATTATATATTTTAGTAAT